AATTCCCGCTTCCGTTGCTCCCATGTATGGACTTGATAAGGTAATTTCAGTCGGGCTTACACAGGCAGATATTTCATACCAGTTATTACCATCGTTGCCAAAAAATAATCTTCCCACCATATCGTCAGTAAATACTGTAGAAGAGCCGGTTACGGTTGTACTGTCTTGAGTAACTGTTACCGTTCCGGTAGTATAATATGGTGTAATGTTTATATATCCATAATCTTTTAGCCAACTAAAATCATATCTCGAACATATATCATCTTGAATCCAGTCAAGTACGTCCTGGCATAATGCGGTTACATCTGAACCAGAAGAAGACGTTTCATGTTCTACTTTTGTAATCAGAGCTTCCCTATTCATAATTAATTTCCTTTAACTAAAAAGCTATCTGTCATAATAAATAAATCATCCACTTTCTCTTTGCCCCACTTCTTGACAAGAAGCGGTCTGGTAATATCCTCAATTTCCTTGTAATCCTTAAATACTTTACCCAGAGATTGAAAACCTAAATGATGAACAAATACTCCCCTGTTAATTTTTAATTTATATCCTGCTTCTCTTATTCTTATTGAAATATCCAAATCATCATTTCCGCCAATCCCAAATATTTCATCTAAGAATCCGACCTTATCCAAAACATCTTTTCTGATTAACATGCAGAAACCTATTAGAAATTTGGTATAGTGTTCAAAAGGAAGGTTATTATAAGCAAGATTCTGAAATCCCATTACAAAGTCTGATATAGGTGCAACCGCACCAGTGTTATCATCAAAACTGTTAACAAGATTTATCAGCCATTTTGGATCTTCAATTAAAATGTCATTATTGAGAAGTAAAACAAAATCCGTATCTTTTCTTACTTTCTTAATTCCTGCATTGGTAGACTTTACAAATCCTAAAGACTCTTTATGTAAAATGGTCTTTATCTTTTTTTCTTTAAAATAATTTATGAGTTCTTTATCGTAACCGTCTATTACGGCTATGATGTTATAATTTACATCTTCAGTTAGTTTTATAATGCTCTCTATAGCATTTTTAGTTATATCAAAATTATGGTAACACGGCACAACGATATCTATTTTCTTTCCTATATTTTTGTGCTGGTCTGCATAAAATTCTTTTGCTTTTATATCGTCATTTTCATTTTTTTGTTTAATATATTTGTAGTTATCGGCTTTAGCCGCGATATGCATACTTTCCCAGCTAATAACAGGCTCTCCGATATGTCCGACATCTACTGTACTATCACAGAATATTTCAACTCCGGCCCCTGCGCAATTTTCGCAGAAATACAAATCTTCCCCGAATACTTCATTAGCCCAGAAATAAGGCTGTCTTAACTTCTTAAATATCTCTACTTTAGTAAGAACACACCCAAAACCGATACCATCTACCTTGAGAAGCCCTTTAGGGTAGTCCATAATATTGTCATACACGCAATAGCGGCCACCGTTCATTTTGCGTTTAAATATCATTGGAATATACGGATAGCATCTTGAAAAAAATAATGGGGCTATAACATCTTTATCATAACTTAAAAGTCTCTCAACTAAATTGACATCATGCTTTATAACCATGTCATCATCAAGCCATAAGATATAATCAATATTTTTTTCAATAGCTTCTTTGACAATACTGTTCCTTGCATTAACAACACTCATTCTTTGCGGCATACTGATAGAGATGTCATACGGCTCTTTTAACCTTGAAATATCGGTTATAAGTTGCATAAATCCATCTACCGCAAGACTATTTATCTGTCCCGTAAAAGACGGTATCGCTATAAGTAGCTTTTTTACTGACCTATCAGTACATACTTCACTATTAGCCTTATCTTCTCCAGCAGTGTCGGATTCGTTCTTACCCATCTGTTTTCTCCACAAGGACATAAAATTCCTTTCTCTATACTAAAATTTGTAGTTATCTTATGACATAAATTACATCGCAGTACTTCAAAACTTATCTGCTTTTTACTAAAAAAAATTGTAATAAATCTTTTAAACATCTTTTTAAATACCTCCTTAAAATAATTAAGGGGAGGCTTAACCTCCCCTGTTGACTACATTGCACGAATGAAGCAAGTCAATCCGGTATAAACCGAGTTAGCTACATTGGCAGCAGCCCAAACGAACTGAATTTCTGGATTTGCTGTTGAAATAGATGTTACATGTGTAACACCCAGCGTCATAACCCCAGAAGAATTGTAAGGAACTAAGGGATTGCCTTTATATGCACTGTTAGCAACTCCAACTCTGACTCCGCCATGAATACCGTATATCTGCACCTTACCATATTGACCATCAGCACCGGAAGCCGCAAGTGTAACTCCATTAGCTACAACACCTGCAAACAGTCCAAAAGCTGCGGTTGTGGGAAGTATTACGGTTACTCCGTCACTGTCGGTTGTGAAGTCATAACATACTGCATTACCTGGTCCTATTGCTGAACTCTCTCCATTTTTACAAATCTTGAAGATTTCAGCAGCGCCTCTACCTACTTTTTGAAATAAAAAACTCATAGTAAACCACCTGTCTATTTTCTAACGTTATTTAATAATTGGGTTTTAAAGATATTTTTAAAGATTTAAAACAATACTTTAAAGCTAAGATATGGTTATCATAACTCCCTGCCTTGACCTGTTATCACAGACCAGATTGCCATACCATAAGATCATACAAGTTCTGTAATCACCATTATCAGGTTTAATCCAGGGGGTGCTTACAAAATCTTTTCCAGCTCCTGTTACTAACTGGATATGCCTGGTATTAAGGAAGTATGCTGTTGCTGATGTACAATTTTCATCATACATAATAGTACAGCCCTTAATTACATAGTTATCATATCCAATCTCTGCTGTCTTGACATTTTTAAGCTGCGGAATGAAATTAATTGTTGCTGTCAGTTGGCTTTCAAGAGCAAGATAAACAGCGCTTGGCATAATACCAATATCACACCTGTCATTACCTTTTGCGGTGTTTAGCAAAATGTCATAAGTTATGGGTATGATATTTTCATATGCAACGGAAGTTGAAGCACCACTCTTATAATAGTTTTTCCACCATGTGTTAGAGCCTGCAACAATATTTCCTATTGTGCCAGTACCATCAGAGCTTATCATTTGCGGAATTGATGTTATATCCTTTGCACCTACTGAACCGGAAGCTTTCATTAAATCTGTTGCAAACAAATCGATAAGTGAAAGTTCAGCCTGTTTCATTTTGGATTCAAGTAAATTAATTAATCTTCCTTCTCCGCTGTTTTTAAACTCTTCAATACCGGAAATAGAAATTCCGACTGCATATTGTGCCCAGTTATATTCTGCTGCACTTAAGCCATCCTGCGGTGTAATGTCAATTACATCATAACCGCTGTATGATTTTGCGGTATTATTTTGCCCATACATCAAGGGAGTAATTATTTTATTCCCACCGTCATTATTTACTTTCATTTGATTCTTCTCTTTCAACCAGTAGAATAACGGGTTACTCGTGAATATGTTATCTGAAAGAGTGGGTTTGTAGTTATTGAGCGTGGTTGCTGTCAAAGTATCAAAGTTTGCGTTTACTGCCATTTTAATCCATCCTTATTTATTCTGTTTTTACCTTTGCCCAACTAAGTCCAGTTGATTTTTCTGCCAATTTAGCAGCTTCAGCGAAAGTGGGTTTAGTTGGCATAACCGGAGTTAAACCAGATGGAATAGTTCCAAGTTCAAGGTTTGCATTCTTTTTTGATTCAAGGTCTTCTAAGGCTTCCTGTTTTGCTTGCACTGGTATTTTGTCAAAGTATGCAACTTTATAAGCTTCTTCAAGTGTTACCTTGTGATCTATTGCATATTTTGCCAGTTCCGTTACATCCTCTACAGGGATTTTCTTAGCTTCAGCAAAATCTTCCATGATTTTATTGCCTTCCGAAACGAGTTTATTCTGGATAAACGAGCCGTATTTAGCTTCAATTTTTGATTCAAGTTCAGTCATTTTCTCCTGGACTCTCTTGTCAACCTGATAGTTAAATATCTCTTCATCGCTCATTTTGCTAAAATCGGGAGCTTTTTCTTCTTTTGCCTTCTCCTGTCTTGCCCTTAAAATTGCAGAGATTTCTGGATCAGACACAATACCATTCAAATAAGCCTCATATTCGGTATTCCGTTTTTCATGCTCAGACAGTGTCTGCTGATTTTTGGTATATTCTGCCTGAAAAGCTTTATATGCCTTTTGTTCTTCTGGACTTAATTTTGCTATTGCCTTGTTTAAATCAACCTTCACTTGTTTTGCTTCAGTATTAGAGTTCGTTGCCGATTGTTCTTCTACTGTTCCAGTTCCTTCGACTGCTATTTCCTCTGCATTGTCCAGACCGCTTGCAGGTTCTTGGACGCTTGCAGGTTCTATAACAGCAGGATTATTGGTTTGCGCTTCCATCTTTATTCCTTCCGTTTATTTAAAAGACCCTAACGAGTCCTCTTTTATCACATTCTTCTTGAAATTGTTTCTTTGTTTCTATATAAATTGGTTCAAGTTCAAAATTTTCATACATACCTGCCTGAAAAGGTTTCTCTATGCGGGTTGAAAATATCCTGTAAAGCAAATTCCCGCATTCGCATTTGTCATCATCTGAATCTATCAAATCTATATAAACCCTACCGCAGGATTTGCATTTCTTATCTACAAGTTTCATAGAATTTGTCCTCCCATTTGTCCCGATTCTCCAATCGGGGGCTGTCCTGTTTCTTGTCCGGTTACTTGTCCAGGTTGCGTCAACATATTCATTAACTCATCTGGCGGAATATTACCGCTAAGTTGAGGTTGTTCTTGTGCCGGCGGTGTTATAGGAGGTATTATAGGAGCAGGTTCAGGAATTAATCTGTCTATATCTGCTTTAGTAAAGCCATATTTTAAGTAATATGTTTTTACAAGTTCCCTTTTATTTACAATCGGAAGATTATTTTCATCAAGAATACCTATTGTTTCAGCAAGTACTCGAGATATTTTTGCCCTATCTGCATCAGTATTTGGCTTTATAATATCTCCAACGCCTATTCGCGCATTGAGATTGCCTTGCATATCTTCTTTAGTAAATTCTTCCCAACCATTCTTATATTTAACTGATACTTTCTTGCTCATGAACTGCTGCAACACTTTAAGTAAGGTTTCTGCAACATCTACCGTAAAATCTACAACACAGTCAACGCGTTCACTGTTTCTTATCTGTGAATTCTGGTCTATCTTATTAATTTCTGTTGCTGTCTTTTGAGTCTTTGAATCAGATGAAAGTTGATTTTCAGCAGTGGCAGAAATTTTATAAAGATTGTCTTTAAGTTCAGCCTGGATATTATAAAGTGAAGCATCTATTGTATCACTATCAAAGACTTTTACCTTTTCTATTGCCCCAGGTTGCACTTCGGCATTCTGCATATCGGTATTATTAAAGAAGTTTTCCCTATCTTCATCAGTTGCCCATATTCCGGTCTCAGATATAATTTTTCTCTGGCCCTTAGCCCTATGGTTTATAAGTTGTGTTTCAGTCTTATCAAGTTCCAGGACTATATCTTTAATCTGTTCCAAATCTGATAATGGATATATTTCATCAGGAACTTCGTTAAGGTATAAAAATTTATAGTTAAATCCGTCAAATTTATAAGGTTTATCTATATCTTTTAAGAATTTTTCAGATCCATTTGCAACTGTGAGAATTTTACCGCTGACTAAATCCTGTATTTCCCAGATAGAGACTCTTTTAATGTCATTCTGGATTTCATTACTATATTTCTTCTGGTCCACAAAAGAAGAATCTATATTGTAATAATCCCCTTTAATATCTTTGGCATTTTCATAGTTGTTCTGGACATCATCTTCGCGCGGAAAATAATTAACGGCAAGCCATTTTATATCGTCTATCGAATTTACATCACTATCAAATACAACACTTAGCGGAGAAGTTCTTACAAAAAATGGGTATTCCTTTTTAATCTTTTCAGTATAATCAGCTCCCGTTTCAAGTTTAACTTTTTCTATTTCTGTGTTATAACCAATCTTGCCAAGTCCAAAACCATATATTAAAGCGTCTAAGATAATCTTTTTAATCTGGCGCTTAACTTTCATCTTATACCAGAAATGGTTTAATACCGCTTCTGCTATACTTGTTGCCTCGTCTGTAGTTTCTCCATCTCCTGCCTCTAAGAATAAATGCGGGTCTTGAAAATATATTTGAGGTAGTATTGCTTTTAAAATAGCATAACAATAGTTTATAACTATAAAATCTCCTTCCATAGAACCTGGGAAATGGTCTCCTTTAAACATTTCCCTCATTCTTTTGGCACGCTCATTAAAGGCGTCTTTTTTCTTTTTTTGTCCTATGTCTATTCTTGCCTTCCATATCTTAGCGTCAGGCTTTTTTAGAATTGTAAGTTCGCTCATGTAACCCTCAATCTCTCTTTATAATCATCATGTCCTATAAGATATTTTTTCTTTTTTTCACCTACGGCCAGTTTCATATAATATTCAAAAGTTCCTTTCTTAATTGATCTGTTTTCTTTCTTCATCGGAGGACTCCACATTGAAACCTGATAAGCAAGTGGGTCGATTAAGTCATCATGTCGCATAATCGGGAAAGTCAATATTTCATCTTCAAGTTCTTTCATTGAACGGTTAAGGTATATAGAGCCATATTGAAATATAGGTTGAAGCGCTGATATACGATATTCCTTAGATTTCTGTTCGGTCTTTAGCTCAATTATCGGAAGGTACAGATTCCTTTTTTGCATTTCCTGCATCATCCAGTATTTTAAAGTCTTCTGGAATACTGCTGTTTCTATACCAACCATTAATGGTTTATATCGTTTATAAACTTCAAATATCTCATTTATGAGCTCAAGCGGATTTACTTTAAGCCTCTTGGTTTCAAGCACAAATTTGTTATTCTCACAGTCAACACCTACCGTAACAATACCGCTAAAATCTCCCTCTATCCTTTCAGATATAGCAGGGTCAATCGTGGTATATATATTCATTTCCGATAAATGCGGGCAATCTTTATCAAGAGGGTTGCTTTTATTTGCAGGATAATACCTTAACCACTTAGATTTAAACCTAGCATGTTCTTTATCTACTGGATTATTCTCGTAATTACAGGAATAGAGATAATTTCCGAGTGATAATCTTAGCCTATCAAGCTCTTCCTGAGGAAGTATTTTAGGAAAAAATAAACTCCCGTCTGCCCTGTGTGCCTGACGAATAAATATATTAAAATTCATATACTCATTATCAATTATGTGTTGGTACAGGTCGTTAAAATTCCAGCGAGTGCCAATTATAATTACCCTGCAAGGTTTTGTCTTATCAAGTAAATTATTAAAATCCTTGTAGTATTAATAACTTTATTTATTTGCTCGATAGTCCCGATATTATTTGGAGTTACAATATCATCACCTATAATTAAATCGTAATGGAAACCGGTAATAGTCTTATCCACACCACCGCACATGATAGTTGGTTCTTTATCTTTAGAAGTACGCTGTGAGACGGTTATATAATCTTCACGCCAACCAGTTGGGGGGACAAAATCTCCATATAAATTTCTTAATAACTCGTTTTTTTCAAAATGCGCTTTTATCTTGCTTAAATAAAACTTTGAATTTGAAAAATTTTCTGTTGCAATTAATATCCTGATATTAGGATTTAAAACTATCTGCTGTATA